CCAGCCACTAATAGAAAGCCACCATCCACTTACACCTGCTCCTGTTGTTTTTAATGTGTCTACTATTCCGTCCATATTAATCCTTTAAATAACCTTTCAATATATCTATTATTTTTGATTCCATTGGATTTTCCTTATCATAATCTTTTTTTCTTGCCTCTATAATTGATTGCTCTATTAATGGTTGGATAATAGAATGTGCCTCAAATTCAACAGGGACTTTTTGTCCTGTTCCTTCTTTATATAGCTCATGCACCATATCAAGAACAGTAACACTAGAAGGCTTTACATCCATTCCAAGCTCCTCAGATAATTCCCTTCCCTTTTTTTTAAGCACTTCAGGGTCAGTTATTTTTCTTGGACGTGTAGTTGGAAAATATTTATTAGCCTCCCCAAAATCTTCATATCCATATCTATACTCATCTCCATAAAGTTGTTTTTGCCATTTCGCCTCCTCATACGTGCTATCTCTAACTTCTTTAGGAGCATTATATTGAATGGCATGGGCTAATTCAGCAATCCAATCAGTTAAGTCACCTTTTCTCGTATGAAGAGTATCAGAAGTAACTGGAAAATCTTTACCAAGAGTAAAAAAAGCCCTTAAAGATTTATCATCATACTGTTTAGTATAAGGCATATTTTGTTCTGTCCAATAATTCATTATAGTCTCGGCAGTATGTGAGCCAGATTTTATATTAGCATCAGCCATAAACTCATGTAAAGCCATAAGTTCGTTTATACGGGAATGTACAGGCTCAGACATTAATTCTTGCTAAAAGAGTATAATAATGCAGATACAGGGTCTACCATCTCTTGTGTATCTGGTTCAACAATTCCATACTTAGCTGTCACAAAATCTCTTCTCATTTTTGCTAAACTTAAATCATTTCTAAATTCTATTGACTCAATTGCTTTATCTAATGCTCCAGTAGTCTTTTCAAGACCTTTTCCTCTTAAATCTCCTGCTGTTATTCCTTTGGGTGGTTTTAGTCCATGTTTTTTATAAAGACCCAAAAGCTGTTCAAGAGTACTCTTTGCAACCTTTCCACCTCTAATCGAAGCCCCTACAGGAGAACTAGACATAATTATATCTAATAAATCTGTTTGAGTAACAGGAGCAACTTCTTGTCCAAATATATTCTTTCCACGCATAGAGTCGAGCCAACCTTTGTTGGCGAGATTTTTGGGTTGATTTTTATTAAAATCGCCCTGTGTAACAGCAGTTGAAGAAGGTTGAGTCATTTGCTGTAAATCATTCATTAATATAAGAGCATCTATATTTTTTATAAAATTCATCTAAAACTCCCTTAGTTCAAAGTGTGGTAAATCATCAAAATTGTTATCTTTTAGGTCATTATTGCTATTCCAGTCCCCACCCCAACGAATAGGGATGCCAAGCATTATGGCGATTCCCTTTACAAACCCAGCAAAGTACGTCATACGCTCTCTATCACTAAAATCAACTGGATAAGGAACAACATCTATAGCTTTTGATGGTTTTTTGTTGTGATTTCCATCTGGAAACTGTAATTTGCTCTTTCCTTCCTTAAAATACTTGTTTTGTAGCCTTTTTCCCCTATGCCCCTCAAGAACAGAGCAATCAAAATACTTAACAACCTCTTCAAATAAGAAAATTAAGTCTTCATCACATGTACTTAGACGTTTTTTACTTGTTCTACCAAATTTCGGCATTATGCTTCTCCTGATATGTTACTAGTTCCACCTAGATTCTTAATTTTACCATCTGAATCGAACTCAGACTTGCAATGTGGACACATCCACCCTACTACTTCTTCATAATCATTAAGAAGACCAACACGCTGGGTATATACATCGTTAAGATAAAGCTCCTCATCACATACAGTGCAAGGGTCTTTAATCTCTTTACGCTTAGTCTTCTTGTATTTCTTCTGATTCTTTTGTGACTGTTCCGAGAAGTTGCGTTTTTCCATCTTTTAGTCCCTTTTCACCTTTAATTGATTCAAGTTGTTCAGGAGAGAACCCAGCCCATACAGTAAGCTCTTCAGTTCTTTTCTCCTGTGTATCAAATAAACCACTCATCCTTGCCAAACTATCAAGAGACCTTAGTTTATCAGCATCTCTTTCAGATAAGTCGCATATTTGCTTGTATCCACGAATTATATATTTAGGTGTAGCACCTTCTTCATCTAATATTTCACGTACTTCTTCTTTTATCATCTTCTGTACATTCTCCTTTTTTAGAAGTTTAGCAGTTTGCGACTTGATATAGTCTTCAGACCTAGCATCTGGGTAAGCTTTCCTAAAAGCCTCAATAACATCATCACCACGAGCTACGTACTTTGCAAATAGAAAGTGTCTATAGTTATCTGCTTTATCTTCTGCTGTTGTATATTTCCCCGAAAATGAGTAGATATGGTCTGCAACTCCATCCTCTCCAAGCATTTGACGTTTTTTATTGCTTCTACTAAAAGTTCCACATACAGTCCTAACGCACTCATTCTTACCAACTTTAAAGATTTTAAGTATTTGGCAAACATTTTGGTCATCTGTGTAAACCCATTCATCTTCATCTCCATCACGCCAGTTTCTTCTAACAACAATAGTATCATTATGAGCATAAAATTCCTCGGTTGAGTCATACAGGTAATGTTTAACACCTTTAATCTTCTTAAAATCCATTACAGTTAATTTACAAAATTAATATTATAACTGCAAATAAGCCTAAATTGTTCCATTATTACTTTCTACATAATATTACTATATAATATTAATATAATATAATATTAAATAAATATAGGGACTTTTTTAAAGTTCCAATTTCCCTGTAATACTTAAACTGGCAAAATTTTTACAGAAAATATTTTTAGGAAATGGTACCAGACATTGGGAAGTTTTGAAAAATTACATTAGATTGAGTGTGTGTCTTTTATATCGTTCCACCCCCCATTAGGTTGCCCTCATACCCTCCTCTATTACGTTGATTTTTGGTTGATTTTCATGAAATTGTTGAAAATATTAGACAATTTAAAATAAAGGGACAACCTCGCCCAATTTGGCGAGATAATACGCAACACTTACACAACCTTGACGTATTGATTGTATTAGTAGGTGTGCATAGGTGAGTGAGTGAGGGAGTGAGGGAG